TGCGTGGCGTACTCAATGGTCATGAGCAGCCATTCGTAGTGCATGACCGCCGCCGGTTCGATGATGGCATAGGCCTTGGCATCGGCGTTGTTGTACTTCCGGGCATTGGACATGTGGTCAGCATAGCTGCCACGGAAGTTGTCATAACCAGGCAGGGACACGGGATGGTCATCGACCATCGCCATAGCATAGGCGGGGATGTAGGTATGCTTGCGGACATTACCTTCCGCGTCCACGCAAACCGGATGGATGGTGAAGCCGGGGTAGCGATACTCAGACACGGCGATTACGCCGTTGTACTGGTAATAATAAAACGGCTCCACATCGATGGCAACATAGTCGCCCTGGGAGCCGTCCTCGGCATAGTCGCCGTCGCCAAAGTAGGCGTTGACGGTGAACACGGCCTTGGCGCTGTTCGCGTCCTTCGACCAGGTGCCGACGCACTTCCGGCGGTTGAAGGGCTTGATATTGTCGAACGGGCTGGAGCCCTGCACCTTGTCGGTGCTGGGCACGGGATCGGGGAAGTCTGCAGCGTCCCAGACGCGCGTCAGCTGCGCAGCAGAGCCACCAACGCCGGAGACGCCATAACGGCCTACGCCGACGGACAGCAGTTCCTTGATGTCGGCGATGGTCGCGCCTTCGGGGATCCCGCCGCCGTTAATCAGCGCCATGATGCTCTGCGCGTCAGAGATGTCCTTCAACGCCGCGACAATCTTCTTGCCCGTCTCGTCAAGGATAATGGGAGACGTAATCATGCTTTCTCACTCCTATTCTTCATCGTTCGCCGGCTCTTCCGAGGAAGAAGATTCATCATCCGAGCCATAAGTGACATTTAGCTGACCGTCAACGACGGATAAGCCCATGTTGAGAAGCTGCACCTGCTTGGCGGCTTCGTTTGCTTCCTGCGCGGCAGCCGCCGCCTGTTCAGCAGCGTCAGTCGCGTCCTTGGCAGCGGAGGACAGCAGCGGAATCTTCCCGATGATATGCCGCGCCGCCATCATTACGGCGAGAATATCCATCAGGAATCACCTCCGTAGCTGCCCCAGTCGACCCATGTGCCGGCGTTGTTCTTCATCTTGAACAACGCACCGTCGGCGGTGTAGGCCACGGATCCGGGCGGCGCGGCCTGCAGCTCCGGCTTCTGCAGATCGGCTTCACTGTCGATCAGGGCCTCGACCCTGCCGGTGAGGAAGACGTCCTTCGTGTCAGCACTGCGTCCGACAATCGTAACAGCCAAATCGAATACCTCCCATCCTTATTCTTCGTCCAGGATGGCGCACAGAGCGCCGTCCACAACAGCCAGGCCCATCACTTCCAAAGCCCCGGCAATAAACACGTCCAAGGGCGCGCGCCGAAGAGATTCCGTTGCGACACCACTAACCACCTCTGGTTGAGTAATCAGTACATGCGCGTCGGACAGGACGGTCTCCGCTTCCGTTTTCTGGGTGATTCTGTTGAATTCCATTTACCATCCCTCCTGTCAGAACGCAATGTAGAAGTAGACGATGTCCTTCTTATTCGGACGTCTGCCGGTGTGACCATTGCTGCCATTGTCATAGATTTTAAAGCCATTGCTCACAACTTCGGCAACTTTGATCGAGTTGGATTTTGCCACACTGCTGTAACCGTAATCCCACACATACTGGGGATGGTCGCGGAAGAACATGCCGCCGGCCGTGCCCTTAATGTCATCAGCGAAGCAGCCGGTTTCGTCACAATAGATGACGATACTCGGCTGGTATCCAAGATCAATCACACGGGAACTAGCTCCATCGCCGGTATAAGTGCCAAAGTGAGGCGGGATACGGGAAAAGCCCATTCCATCAATCAGAGATGTCAGCCCTTCACTTGAATTCGTTCCCGTTCCACCGTGCTCAATCGGAACAACACCGGCAATGTCTTCGGTAGCGTTGTGCGTGTGCTGCTTTGCGGCAAAAATGTCTTTCAGAAGGTCGCCAAACTTGGTAATCAACGAGGCGTTAGACGAGCAGTCTGTACCGCCTCTCGCAACAGGCAGCGTACCGGAAGTAATATCAGAGGCAGAATGCTGATGGCTGGCAGCCGCAGCACCTACATGCCGATAGGTTGTGCCATGAGGATTATTCCTATCGTTGATGTGTGCGATCAAATCCTTGATGGCCTTGGCGATTTTGCCAAAGGCTACAGACAGGTATTCGCCGCTGACCAACTCCTGCAGCTTTGCCGCTATGGTCCACGTCGGCTGCTGGTTGTTTGTGGTCACATTCGGAACATTGCCAAGGCCGATATCGCTCTTAGCCATGCCATGAGGATTCCGCGCATTGACGTGCTCGTCAAATTCCGCCTTGCTGGCATAGGTCGCGTTCGGCAGGATGTAGGCCGTCACGTTTTCAGAACGACCAATGGCGACGATTACAGAGAGCGTCTGCTCTGTCACCACGTCCGAATTGGCTGCTTTCAGCGTGCCGGCATTATCTCCGTCGTTGGCGTAGGCGTACAGATACTCGACGTTGTTCTCGTCCTTGGCGATCAGACCGAGTTCCGTCCAGCGGAAGTCGTGCTGCACATGGGACTGGTTGTCGAAACTGCCCTGCAGCATGATATAGCCATCATCTTCGGTATCTTCAACCTTGGTGATACCGATGTTACTGATCTCGACATGGTAAAGGGCAGTCACCGTCTTGGGGTCTTTCCCGGCAGGAAGCGTGCCGCTGCCAATCTGGAATTTGGTAAGGGTGATCTTTTCACCACCGGCCGCCCGGAGCAGCAGCGTCATGCCCGCCTCCGTTATGACCGGAACCGTAGAAAACATAGGCTATCCTCCTTTCCGTCATGCGTTGTCCACGACGATGCTGATATTGGTTTCCAGACCCTTCGCCACCTTGTTGTAGGGGATGACAACATCGCTGGTAGAAAGAGTCTGCCCGTGCTGGGCCGCCTTCACTGAATTGATCGAAAAGCTGGGGTTCCTGGTGTCCGTCTGTACCTGCTGAACCACCATCCAGATGATGGAAGTGGTCAGGTCGGTTCCGATGGAGAACTCGTCCAGATATTCGATGATGGCATTCTTCATCTCCGCGGCCATCGTCGAAACATAGCCTGTGCGGGCGGTGATGTGGATTTCAACATCCACCTCCACGTAGGAAAGAGGCGTGAACTTGATGACGGACGACTGATTGTAACGGTCGTAGATCGTGACTGATTTGGTCCCGTGCGTCCCACATCCCGGTGTCTTTCGATTGTAGATCGTTTTCGCGATCTCCTTCTGATTGCCGCCCTCCACCACGCAGCAGATGCTGTGTCCAGGTAAACCGTTGGCGTCCGTGGAGCTGGTATCATTCTCATATACAGCGTAGCGATTCACGCCGTCCAGCGCCGCGATCTCGCCGGCAAGGCCCGCGATCAGCGACTGCGTGGGCAGGGCGACGGACTGCGCCTGTCGAGCGCGCAGCTCGGAATCCTTCTCCGCGATGGAACCGGTGGTCGCCTCGGAAGGATTTGTCACGCTCTCCCAGCCAGCGACAGGCGTCATGATCTTCGTCACGGTGGCAGGGGCTGCGTAGATGATGCCAGCCTCTCGGCATACAGCCTCCACTATCGCCGAGCCGTTGGCGTCGAGCGTCACGGTCTCCGGAAGATCCCACATATAGCCAAATTCATCGGCGACAGCGCCGTTGGAAATGATTGTATTCGGGGCTCCAATCAGGGATACCGTCACTTTCGACTTCGTGGCCTGCTTCCTGGTGATACCATTCACAGCAACGATATAATCCAGAGCAGTACCAACAGCGGTGACAGGGCTATGTGAATTATAGGCTACCTCCGCCATCTGGTATACGTCGAAAATCTTTTCCGCGAACTCAGAGAGCATCTCATAGTCCTGGGAATCCGAGCCCAAATAAAGCCCACCACCGTATATGTCCTGCATATCGATGATGAGCTGTTCGAGGATTTCATTGTAGGTCGGGTAGTGGATGCCCGTCGCATCCACATAAGGCTTGAAGTAGCTCAAGGTATACTCACCTCCCCAGTCGTTTCACCGTAGACGGTCTGCACCTTGCATCTGAAAGAGTACTGCCGGTTGGTGAGGCTGGATTCGATGTCTGAAACGCTGATCACGCCGACGGTGTCCATAAGGCGCTCAATTATCATCAGATCGACCTCGTCCTTTTTGAACATCGAGGCCCGGGCGCCGAGGATATCCGTGAACCACGGAAGCGCGGTTTCATCGCCCTCCCACCACTCGTTGTAGATCGCCTTGAGACGGGTCTGCACCACCTGGGCCATGGCATCCAGCCCATACAGGAAATCGTCGTCACCATGCCCAAACAGCATATCGCCGTTCTCATCCAGCTTTCGGTATTTCAGATTGGTCGTATACTGCGCCTGCATTGCTGCTCACCTCATTCCATCAGGAGGACACCGTTCTCGTCCATCATAATGACATTCAGCTCGTCGACCAGAGGAACAAGGCTTTCGATGTCCGGCATGACAACCGTACCAAGGTTGAAGATGTCGGCTTCATACATCGCTGTGCCTGCATAAAGCCGTTCCTCACCGGGCTTGTTCTCAACCAGAATGGAGGTGTTCATTCCAACGCCCATGGGCTTGGGAATGATGTACCCATAGGCAATCAGATCGGCGACATGATCGTCCACTTCACCCAGAATGGTGACGTCAATGCTCATATCCTGCTTGTCGTGGTATATGACCGGGAACAGAGTAGCCGCTGTCGCTTCCCATATCTCATAAAAGCCTTCATTGGTTCCGTCCCAGTTGTTCTGGATGATCCTCGACAGGATGATCGTCCTGTACAAGTCGTCATCAGGCACTTCCGTGACGTTGGGGACGTACAGAGGAATCGTCTTGCGTATCACGCCGACGATCTCACCGATGGTGTCGAGCTGCTCTCCTACGGCCGTTGCAACGTCATAATAGCCCGGTATGCTCTTGGCGATACCATGGGCAGCATCCAGCTTTTCCAACAGCGCGGTCACGGCAGCGATGTATTTCGGCCTGATGATATGCTGGGATTCCGTTCTGTCCAAATATCGCTGAATATCTTCATCGGCCATGCTTTATCCCTCCCGTCATATGGTCTGCACCTGCCTGCCGTTCACGGTGACGCTGCTGGCATGCAGCTCGATATGCCCGCTGGTGACGCTGACATAGGTGCCGCCGCTGTCTGTCTGCAGCCGTACGCCGCTATCCGGCAGCGAGGGCTTGCGCTTCTGGTTCCAGGTACCGAATACGGCGAAGCCATCCGAGAACTCATGCCGGCGGACTTCATCCTGATTCTGTACACCGCCGGACTGCCACCAGGCGTCAATGCACAGATCGGCGAAGATCACCAGCACCTCGTCTCCGGCCTGCGGCGCAAAGGCCAGCATGTAGCCGCCGGAGCGCGGCATGACCACGGGCACGTCCACCAGCAGGGGTATGTCGATGTCCTTCTCCGCGCCTTCCTTGATGATCTTCTCGCGGATGGCAAGCTGTACCGAAGCGGTTTGAGTGGCCTTGTCCCAGCTTTTGATAATGCCCGGCATGGCCACACGCACGATGCCACCGACGTTATCGGACAGCTCGCGCATCGTGTCAGCCAGCGTCGCGGTTCTCTCATTCACTGTTCTCATGGTCTGTTACCTCCACGGATTCTCCTGGCCTTGCACCAGTCCGTCCGGCTTCGCGCCGGATTGTGTCACCGCATCAAAGGTGCAGTACCACGCCTGCCCGCGGCTGTCGCCCTCATAGGTCATCTTCACGATCCTGTAGATACCGTCGGCGTTGACGTCCGTCGCGGCCTGCGAAGCGGAGGCCTGCTGGACGGCGATCAGGTTCGCGTTGATATGGATAAGGCTGTTCAGCTTCAAGGAGGGGTTCAGCAGACACTTCGCTGAAACGCCGTCGTCGGTCTGATTCGGCGTTTCGATCAGACCGGTCATGGGGTTCAGCTCCACCGCCGTGTTCCCATCGTAATCCTCTGCCGCGCAGATGTTTACCTTGCCGTCGTTGACAAAAAACTGCGATTTCGTGGTCTTGGCGAACACGCGCATGAGCTGCGCGCTCTTGCCGAACAGCACCTTGCCGCGGATGTACTTCTTGTTCAGCTTCGACGTCAGAATGTTCTTCCCCATTCCGGACGAACACGCGGACGCCGCATCCATGAGCGTGCTGCCCTTCGCCAGCGTCTGGGCTGTGTAGGCGGTTGTGAGATACTCGTCGCCATCCTGACAGATCAGGTGGAGGGCGATGTCCACGCTGCCCTCGCGGGCGACATACGGCTGCACGATCTCCCCGGAGAAGATCATGCCGACGTTGCCCTTCTCGTATCCAGCCTCCAGAATCACCTTGTCACCGGCCTTGATGCCGGCGATGGTGGACTGGGCCAGATTGTAGATGATGATCTGGGAGTAATTCGGCGTTTCCGTCGTGGACTTCTCAATGTAAAACACAATGCGAAGCTGGGAAACGTCGATACCGTTCCCGCCGTTCTTTGGCATAATCAGGAGCCTGTAGCCCCTGATGAACTGCTCATAGCCAACGTTACTCATCGATATCACCATCTCCCCAGATCAGCACGAAATCCGTGCCCAGGTCGGATAGGCCGGGAATATCCGCGTCTGTCGCCTCCGTCATGTTCAGGATGATCGCCGAGCCAATGCCCAGGTAATCGAACTGTTTCAGGATATTGGCCGCAGGATATTCGCCGGTCAGCAGCGGCACGCCGGTCACCAGCAGATTGTCCCGACTGTCGGAGATGTCCATGCGCCAGAACTCGCCCTCGGTGTTATAGCGGAGATGAAGAATGAGCTGAACGTTGTTCTCGTTCTGTGCCGGAACCGTTACATGAATGACCTGATCCGGATAGGTTTCCAGCGGCACGATGTTCCATGCCATTCAGCATCCCTCCCTATTTCAGCGTGAGCTTACTGCCTGTTGCCTTCGCCGCTTTGGCCTTTGCAGTAGCGGATGGTTTGGTAACAGCCTTAGTCGTGGATTTCGACGATGCGCCTTTGGCATTGTCCACCATCTGTTTCAATACCGACTTCTTCTTGGAACTGGAACTGGAGCTTGACTTTCTGGAGCTGCTGGAGCTCTTTTTCCCGCTGGACTTTGTACTCTTTCTACTGCTCTTCGATTCAGACTTAGAACTGGAAACCGTCTGCTGCACCTTCACCGTCGCTACGTTCACGATCAGGATCTTCTGCAGCATGATGCTGGCCCGCAGCGCCGTGGACGTGGTGTAATCGTCCGTGACGCTGATCGAGACCACCATCATGTTGGTGTAGCTTTTGAGCCGGGTATACAGAGAAATCGGCTCCCGCGCTTCCATGACGGAGCGCAGCATATTGTAGGCGTTTACGCTGTGGTTCGACCCGGCGTCCTCAGACGCATCCGACATGCCGATTTCCATGGTTACCGTATCAGGTTCCACATAGGCGTGATCGGCGATGTTCGCACCGATCTCCACGGGTTGTGTCGTGATCGTCACGTTGGCCTCATGGGTCGTGCTGAACACGGCGTCAAAGAAAACCGGTCCGATGGAGGGGCCGGAAGCCATTGTCAGAGCCATTGGTTGTCGCCTCCCTTCGGCCTGTCGCCGGGTAATTGAGCATAGAAAAAGCGCATCGCCGAAGCGGTGCGCCTGTTTCTTCCAAAGCAACCCTTATCGGATATACTTTGCATACTTCTTGAAATCCTTGCTATTAAATTTGACCGTCTTGTTTTCTGTTCTACCAGACTTGTAATGAATCACCATTGCCACGTCCGTATTCTTTTTCGCACCTGCTGCTGCCAGAAGGCCTACAGGGCCAAGCAGCGCACCGCCTACAGCGCCACGCGCTACAGCGCTTCCTGTCTTGGTTCTGCTTTCTTGTCCGGCGAGGACAACATAGTCGATCTCATAATTGGCAGCCGCCGTTTCTCGTGCGGCCTTTTTCTCGTCTTTACGCTCAGCTTTGTAGGCGTCCAAGCCGATCTCCGAGATTCGTGCCTTCTTCTTTTTCTGTGCCATCCGAGTACGGATTATACCGATCACTCCGATAACCAGTAACACCGCACCAATGACCATGCCTCCTGCCAACTGCTGGTCTGTGACACCCATGGCCACCAGCAATGCTCCAACTACTACGAGCAGAGCGAAAAAGATGGTTCCGATCAAATTCATAGCCATACCCCTTCCAGACAT